ATGCAGCCACTCCGGCTCTTGTCATGCCTGCACCTTTTTCCGTTGGACGGAAATTCTTTTTATTTCTTTTGGGCATTTTATCCTGTCGTCTCATTACATCATTCCCATTCTTTGTCTTTTCATCATGAAACCACCACCCATCGCTTTTTTTCTTTTTGCAAATGTTGCAACGTTTGTAGGTTTACCACCTACACCTTGTGCTTTACTTCTTTTCCTTGCAACGGCACTCCGCCTCTGGGAGTCTGTCATGCTCGCTGCTTTGGCAGCAGGGACGCACTTTGGATATTTTCTTTTTGATCCACTTGCAGATTTTCTTCCACATTTTTTAAAACCGCCACCTTTTTTCTTGGCACCAATGTCGACCCAATCTTGCTTGAACCATTCTTTTAGACCGCCCATGACATTACGAGTTCTTTCCGATAGCGTCTCTGTTTTGTCCTCTCATAGCTATCTTGCAAACTGAACCGCCAGATCTTAAACCTTGTTTTCTTAGTTTTGCAGCTGCTTCTGCAACTCCACCACCTGCTCTCATAATTCTACCACCCATAGCTTTGCTAGGTTTTGGTCCTCTAAAATCTTTTCTTTTTACACCAGATGGATCTTTTATTTTACCCGCACAAATTTTAGATGCGTAGGCATTAGCATACGCGCTAGGGTATACCTTAAATTTTCTTTTTGCTGCGGCTTTACCTCTTGGACATAGTTTAGTCATTATCTTTTTCTCGCTGTTTGTTTTGCTCTTGCAAAGTTAGCTGCAGTAGGTGCACCCTTGGCACCTTTTTTACGCATCTTACCACCACGTTTTCTTTTAGCGTGGATATTTGCATATAAACCTGGACGAGCCATTACTTAACTTTGCCGCCTTTTTTCATAAATCCCATTTTGTTTCTAACTTTAGTTGGTAACTTAGCTAGACCTGGATTTTTTTTAGCATCAACTTTTTTTAGATTTTTCTTTTTACTTCCAAAAGCTTTTTCTATTTTTTTGACGTCACCACCTACTTTCATCATAGGTTTTTTCATCATCATTCCTCCACCCATTTTACCGGCTCTACCGCCAGCTTTGAATGCAGGGACTTGTTTATTAAATCTTTTGTTTGGCATTATTTTTTTCCTCCGTTTCTAAATATTTGCGTTCCCTTTATACCATAAATTGACGCCACGACAAGGATCCAAAGATTTGTGAACCATGACGGGAGCTGCGAGAACATCTCGAAGAACAATTTTACCTTGTCCATCGCTGTCGGGTCATCCGATACGACTGCCCAGGCTAAAATAGCTACGGGCGTGCTTAAAATTATCAAAACTGCCTCGTCCTTCCAGTCTGATTGTCGGGCTTCTAGCAATTTACCCTGGTATTGCTCCTCACCACGGGCCATACGATCGGCATGTAAGAGTTGTGCCTCTGACATCGCCATCTTCGTCTTCTGTTTGTTAGCGTAAATCTTACTTCCAGCAGAGACGGCTAGTTTAATCGCCGATAACCACATATTAGTACGCTTTAGAGTTTCTTCTTTTCTCTGCTAACATTCTTTTCTGACCGCCAACTGGCATTTCAGGTTTTCCTGTAGCAATATAGTTAAAAGCACCATCAGCAGTAGTCTTAGATCTAGGATCTACCTCTATACTTTGTTCAGGGACTTTAACTATTTTTTGTTTTTTATAGTTCATCATAATTATTTACCTTTTTTTACTCCCTTTATAACACCTTTGTTCTTAGATGCATAGAATATCTTTTCACCTTCCTTCTTGCCATATTGTTTCTTCATGGATTTCATAATTTTTTTACCTTTTTTGTTTAATGGCATTAATTATCCTCCGTAACTATCGCTGCTTGTTGTACGCCAGTCTTTGCAAGGCTAACTCCAGCACGTAATTTAGCTAATTCTTCGTTTTGATCCATTTTATCTTCCGCTAATTCTCTAGCTTGCATCAATTTTGCTCTATTTAGGTCTTGATTTGCTTGATCTGCATCTTTTTTACGTTGATTTTCCATCGCTCGAAGGTCAACCTCACGTGATTTTAATTTTAAAAGTGGATCTGCATCAAATTGTGATGTAATTTCTTTTTCTTCTTTAGCAAAATCAGCTGTTAGCTCTGCAATTAGCACAGATTTTCTTGCTTCTATGTCTTGAGATATTTTTTGAAGCTGTTGTTGAGCTTGTGGGTTCTGTTGTGCCATCATTTGCAGTTGTTGTGCTTGTTGTAATACTTCTGCAAACTCTAATTCTACTTGTTCTTGTGCCATTAGGCTAATGTGTTCAAGAATATTTTTTTGAATCGCTGCCATAACAGGTGGATTATTTCTTACAATGTTGGTTGACATAAAATTTAAGTGAGCTGTGACGTGTGCTCTGTGATCTTGACCACGAAAAGCTTGAAAAGGTTTCATACCTAAAGCATTAATATGTTCTAACGCTGGGTCCATAGGCTGCATTGGAGCAGGTGGTGGTAAAATTGCATCAATATCTTTTATACCAAGCGCTTCATACATTTTTCTATAGGCAAAATACAAGTTATGTATTTGTGGATTTGATGTTGCAAGTTGTAATTCTGTTTGTGCTATTGTAATTCTTTGTGCCATTGAAAAAATATTTGGATCTGCAACAGGTAAAATATCTACTCTTTCATCAAAATCCATTTGTTTAATTTCCCTCTGACCACCGACAACATCATAAGGATAATTCGGTGGTAAATAAGTTTTAAATACTTTTGCTAGTAATTTAAATTCTGTTCTCATTGCAGAGTATAATCTTTTGTGTATGGCAGACATGACTTTTGAACCACGTTCTAATAATGCAACCGTTGTTCCCACAGCAGCTTGTTGATTACCATCACCCACTTGCATGTCAGCGATAGCAGCAAATCTTTGTCCTGCGCCAACCACAACGCCCATTAATTGTAATAATGTCGGTGACGGCTCTTTGTATGGTAACGGCATAAAAGCATCTCTAAGATTACCACCCGGTGCATCTACATCTCTAAACTCACCTGGTTGTAATGGTGATGCTTCGTCTCTAACTCGAATACCTCTTTGTTTAAATCCTGCAGGTAAATTAGATAAAGTCCCTGCATCTAATAATTGACGGAGAGCAGCCGTTGCGGTCCTGCTCAATCCGCCAATCATATGGATTAATCCAAAGCCATAAAACCCTAAGCCCGGTAAGAATTTAAAGTGAACAAAATAGTGGATTTTATTTCTCTTTGGATCGGTTGGTTCGTAGTTACGTCTAATAGATAAGACCTTTTGACTAGCCTCTTCTACTGTAACTATGTAAGGCAGTTTAATTCCTGTCGAATTTAATTCATCGTCTTTATCTTCAAAACCCTCTAGGTCTAGATTTACGTGACACTCTAAAAGAGTATACATATTTTCTTGTCTACCAGTTTTTCTAGTTCCTTCTAATTGTCTCTCTTTTTTTGTTAATTCATTATTAGTGTCAGGTCCTGGAGGTTCTAAATCTATATCAGAATAGAAACCACCCACTTGTTGTTTTCGTAAATCGTTTTCAGAAATTTTTATTGTATGGATAATTGATTCCGCATCGTCTAATGAGGTAGCCGTATACGGAACAATTAAATCCTCGGCAGGTATAAATTTACTTA